ACCGTCAATATGGTGAACGTGCATACCTTTAGGAGGTAAACCATTATAATATTCATACACATCACGATGCATTCTCTTAGTACCTCGACTAAAGTACTTTTCTCCATTATGTAAAAGATATCTTTTTCCTTTAAAGTATTGCTCTGGTTTTTTTGACATACCTTATTGTATCATATCCATTGTGTTGTTATCCAGCAAAACCGACAAACGATTGAGAGCGTCCTGATATGACTACATAGCGGCTACAATCCATCAAGTGATTAAATTTATCCTCGGGATTACCAGTCGGGAGCTTATTACGATCGAGTCTCCATTTGTAATTTTGTCGCTCAGTATCGATATTAGTACTCGACTCAGTGTAAAAGACCTCGAGTCCTTGGAGCAAGTCGATACCAGCATTAACAGATCCAGGACCTTTAACCGCCGGCTCTACCCACCATCCATCCTGACAGAGCTCCTCAATAGATTTCATTTCAGCACTATCGGCGTAAATAAGATCTTGACCAGTCAGTCCCAGGTCCTCGAATCGCTTGCTCAGCGAGTGATTACCGACGTTAGTTAGTCCCACCTCATACAGTAACTCTTTAAACCAGACCTTATTATTATGAGTCTTACACGCCAAGAGAGCCGCAGGATCGTTACTAAATCCAAAGTCAAGACCATACGTTACCGGGTACGGGAGCGCGTCAAACTCAGCATCCGATATCTTACTCCAATTTTTAAAGATACGACCGATAGCTCCCTCAGATACATAACCCCTAATCACATTCCAGTAATAGTCCGGACGAGTATCTCTGTATCGCTCAAAGTTTGCAATCGATGAGGGATTTACGTTGACGATATTCTCTTTATAAGTTGTCGAGATGACGACTGTGTCAGTGAGCTCCGGCTTTTTGATAGCTTTATAAAATCCAGGTAAGTCCGGGACATCAACGAGATTAAAAAACCGTCTGACAATCCAGTGATCCTTTTCTGGAGGATTAAGCATGAGCACGACAATGATATCCGATTTCATGGTACGTAAGGAGTCATCGAGTTGCATAAAGTCATCCTCAGAGACTTCGTCAGCCTCCTCGATCACTACGACATTGTAATTAGATAACGACTTGAGTTTACTCTTTTGATCGCTGGATGATTTACGGAAACCGATGGCAGTAACTTTATTTTTCTTATAGCTAAAACCTAAAGGAGATCCGTGTTGAGCGTATCCCTCAAGCTCATCGGATGCATCCTCCTCGATACGGTCGAGAGTATCCTGAAAGATAGAGTTTTTGATATCCCCATAAACAAACCGCATCATCGCGCATCGGAAATACTTAGTCGTATCAAATAGACACGTCTTAATCAACTGAGATCCAGCGGTTGATCGTCCGGCTGACCGGGCTCCGAATAAAACAAAATACCGTACACCATCCGGCCGGATAAATAAATCTTTATAATGGTAATTAACTTTTTGCATCGTCGGGATTAGTTACCTCCTCAGCATCAATGACGTGTACCTTAGTCGAATCAATTAAGACCGGCTCTTTTTGTTTATCTGGATCGCTAAAGTCCATAAAGATAATCCCGTTGTTATTCTCGACAATGCCTCCGAGTCCGAGCTTGCCGGCCGGAGTTTGTTTATGCTCTTTTTTATCGAGGTACTCTTTAGAGGACTGCACTGAGCGCCGGACTTTAATAGAAAANGCNACNTTTTGACGAGCATGAAAGCCCAGCTCCTCTTTACAGTGATCGATTACCGCTAGAAAATGAGGATGCTTATCGAGAAAATTTTGCAGCTGAGCAATACTAATACCAGCGTAGTAGCAAGCTTCTTTTTTAGTACAGTCAATCCTAAAGGCATCAATTAGTTTTTCGACTTTATTCTTATTACCCCACCAGGCCGTAGTATTTAAAATAGGGACAGGCTCCGGGAGACGAGGATCCTCAATCTGGTACGCGTAATAAGCTGGCCGACCGTGCATTAGCATATTCCCTGGAGCGAGTCGGTTACTACCGTGACGCCGTTTCTTATATGGAATGATAGCCTCGCCGTTTGTTATTTCGGCCTTACGACCGCTGTATCCTTTTTTATTACCCATACAATCATATTATCACATTCAGCAAAGAGCTCAGAGAAAAGTACTGGACTGAGACCTAAGGAGAGCTACTCCTTTAGTCATTTATGATGACACACCGCCTATCTTTTGATCAGACGCATACTGCCGACTTAATCCAAGTATTTAACTACCTAAATTAGTTCGCCTCAGTGATATCTCCAGTACTTATTTCCGAGCTCTTAATTAAGAGTCTCGTTATATTCTACATTAAATCCGGCCTATGTTTTTAAAAGCCTGATCATTATGTCTCGAATCACGTTGACAGTGACAGCGTTACCGAGTGTTTTATATCGCTGAGTATCACTGATATAATCAAAAGCTGCACCGTGTTCAGGATTTTTAGAGATAATATCAGCAGCTTTTTTGTAACCTCCGTACTTTGTGTAGTCGTCAGGAAACCCCTGGAGGCGCTCGCACTCAGTTGGAGTTAAGCGGCGGATTTGTGAGTTCTGGAGCGTGTGTTGCTGCATCCCAGTATCAAGCATCTGAGCAACGCCGTGACCGACTCGACCTCGCCTGGTCTTGCTGTTGGGTACAGATAGATTAATACTGTCGCCCTCGTGAGCTACTGCATATCCTTTCTTGGTGGCTTCGGGGACAAGCACCTTATTCATCCCCCCTCCACCCATCCCGGTAGGGATGGTCGGTGATATACCAGTAATATCATGGACTCTCCTAATAGACTCATTTCTTTTAAGCCAGGTAGGGCTGTCTAAATTACCGATTACTTTAATTTTCCCAGTAGTAGACTTTGTTGCTCCGGTGAAAGGAAATACTTTAGGTCGACATGTTCCTCTAAGATGTCCGATAATGAACACTCGCTCCCTGTTCTGGGGGACTCCGTGATTTTTGCTGTTAAGCACTTGCCATTGGAGGTCATACCCCAGTTCTTCAAGCGTTTGGATGATGGTTGCAAAAGTTCTGCCGCCATCGTGACTGAGAAGTCCTTTAACATTTTCAAAGACAAATAGTCGAGGTTGCTTTGCTCGCAATATTCTCGCAAGCTCAAAGAACATTGTCCCTCGGGTGTCGTTAAAACCTCCTCGCTTTCCAGCGATGCTAAAAGACTGGCAAGGGAATCCTCCGACAAGTAAGTCAAAGTCGGGCAAATCTTCGGCAACGATACTGGTGATGTCTCCATATGGCTTATGTTTACACTGGCAATTAAGTTGTCTTTGGTGAGCGATGTCCCTATTGTGTTCGCTAGGTTGTCCGGCCTCAATTCCAATACTTTTCCCCGGCGCGGTGAGAAGTCCCTCATCTTCGTTTCCTTGCGTATTTGTTTGCCCTCCTCGCTCCTTACCTCTCTTAATTGTCGCCAGTTGGCATCGTTCATAGGAAAAGTGGGATTGATAGATTTGGCTGGCGTACTTGTTGATTTCGGAGTAACCAATACATATCGGCTCCCCGATGCTTTCAGTGTGTATGTCATTTCCCTTAGCATATTCCCGTTTCTGTCTGGATTGTTCTCCCCTACCTTTATACAATAAGTTGTCATAAGCTAATTGTATACCTAATTCAAACCCTCCGATGCCGCTAAATGTACTAAGGTATTTCATTGTCAATTAAAAGTTTTAAAAACATAAGTAATCCACGTCCATTGATAAATATACCGAATAGCAATATCTAAAGTCTATTTCGATTTAACATAGTAACTTTTTAATCGTGTGATACCCTCCAGCACTAATAGCACCTCTGACTTAGTTACATTACTCCTTTTCATCCCAGCTATTAGAACAGCGACACCATCATCAGTCAATCCAGTCGCTCTCATTTCCTTAAGGCAGTTATCAATCGAGATTAATGAAGCTGCTAATACCTCCGGAGTCTCCGGATTGATAGCATCCTTTATAATTTTAATATTGTTTATTCTTTTAGTAGCCATATTAATTAGTTTTATCGCTTACCGGCTTCTAAAATAGGTAATCCTGCCTCTGTCGGTACGTAGATAAGTTGCGTATCAAGATCATTTAAAGTATTGATATACAAGTATCGTAAGTAGCCCTCTGGTCCTCCTAATCCCTCTGCAATAATTTCGTTAGATTCTCTCACTCCTTTAGCCCGAGCGACCTCTGCTCGTGCATCTAATACAGCAGATTCTTCTCTAGCTTTAGCTTCTTCGACTGCTATTCTTTTTGACCACTCAGCCTCTGCTAGGTTTGCTTTTCCTGTCATCTCTTGTGACCACACATTATAGTTTTTATACAAATATCCAACTCCAAAAAATNAACCCAGTAAGAATAGTACTAATACTANTCCCAATCCGATAACGCTTGTTATTTCTTTNNTANTCATATTAATTAGTTTTATTATCTCGCTCATCTAACTTCAAATCAATCATCCCCTCAGTCAGTTTCATATAATCAGAGATCCTCATCGCTTTCATGTCGATACCCATCTCGAGTGAGACAAATTTCTGGAGATCTCCGGCCGCACCCTCTTGTAATTTGTAAGCGGCAAATACTTCTGGATGGAGATTGCTTAGGATTTCGGCCGCCTGATTACCTCCAGCTCCAAGTAAAAAGACCTCATCCCATAAGACTTTACGCTTTACGGTAATCGTTTTTCCCTCACGTACAAACGTCTCCTCGACATGGTTAAATCTGTCTTGAGCGGTCCGGAGTATCTCGCTCGCGGTTGCCTCAGCTGTGATTGTGTTACCTGTTAAACGATGCAGCTCTGTAATTGTGTCTCTTGTTATTTTCATATGTTTACATGATATCACACTCAAAACAAAACACACTCCGGAGAGTGTGTATTGTATTTATCTACGCCAGACGATTCTATTTGTCGCCTTTCCCTTGTAGGGATCCAGTAAGACCTCCACTCTGTCTCCCTCGAGGAGCTGGATTTTTGCTCGCTTCATTTTTCCGGCCAAGTAAGCCAGTATTATCGGATCCTCCCTCAGTGTCAGATCCTCCAGTTGTATCCGGTACAAGTTGCTCGGGAGTTTTTCCAGCACTCTCGCCATCGGATGATCCGTTTTGTTCGCCATTTACATAGTCCTCATTACTAATAATAACTGATCCGCTCATTACTAATTTAAACGGTAATCGATTGACTGACTTATTACTAAACTCGAGAGCAAAGTCTTTCGCCTGTTCGTCAAAGCGGATATAATTTTTAACATCACTAAGGACCATCATAAATCGAGAGACTTGATTTGTATCTGTAAAGATATCTCCGCCGTCTGTTGTATGTTCTCGGGTTTCCGTCTTTTTATTTTCCTTAGTATTGATATGTCCACTGACTACTCCAATAGTTTTATTAGATTGCATCACTCGGATCATCTCCTCGATATCAGTCTCATCGGCTACCGCGTCTGTATCAGTCAGCAATAATTTATACTTGCTCGTAGTAAGGTCGATGAGGCGATTAAACGCGAGAGCGATACTGGATTTATACGGGACATGATGGACGATAATACGATTCAAAGCATTAAGCTCCAGTCTGAGAGATTTGTAATAAGCTCGATCTAAATTCTCATCTGAGTCAGCGATAGTAATCTTAGCCGCTGGATATTTATCCAGGATAGAAACGATCAGTCGCTCGAGTCCAAAACGATTATCGTAAGTACTTATTAAAAAGTCTACGTCTGATAATCGAGCCGGGGTAGTTTTAGTATCTTTCATATCAAAATGATAGCACAAATTAACCGAGCTCTTTAATTACCTTTTTATAAACGTCTTTATCAGTTGCAAGTAACCCGACTAAAACATCGAGGATATCTTGACGATTTATATTCCGCTTTACATCGTCAGAGATGTCTATCTGAGAGCGGCTCAAATCAGAGGCTCGATCAGAGTCAATGGAGTATGTCCGGCGTTTCCGTTTTATAATTTCATTTTCCATAACTTGATTGTATCGTACTTAGTATCATATCACATTATCATATATGTTGATAACTCTATCCCGGTCCCGAGCGCTTAATCCCGACAGTGTTGTGGGGAAACCTCGTCCAGAAAATATGGCTAAGAATATAAAGCTTGTTGTAACAGTATGTAACAGTATGTAACGGTCAAAATGACCGAGTACTGTTACAAGAATATACGGCTAGAAATAAGGCTAGAATACATAAAAAAGAAGCTTTGTAACAGTGTAACAGTAATAATTATATATAATATATATATATAATAAATAGTAGTACAGTGCTGGAGCCTAGTATAGAAAACAAGTGTTACAGGTTTTGCCGTTACAAATCTCAATACACGGCTTTAAATAAGGCTTAAATCGTGTAACAGTACTCAAAAAGCCAAAACGGTTTCCCTTTTTTGTCCGTTACATGGCTCTAAATAAGGCTATTCTCTCTGTTACAAACCCCCTTTTTGACAAAATAGAAAACCGTGTCCACTAAATTCACGGCTTTAAATAAGGCTTAAATCGTGTAACGCCACTATAAAAAATCCTCAAATAAAGAAAATACCCTTATTTTTAAGGGTATTATCATCGTTAAAAGTCTTTTTCGTCGATTTCCGGTAGTTTATCAGCCCATCTCCCCTTATATCGGCGCTTAGTGTCCTCGGAAAATATCCACCTCCGAGCGATCTTTTCTTTCAAATCTCCAAGCCTAACCGTTTTTGAGTTTAATCCCATCTTTTTGTACGCTCGAGCAATCTCCCACTCCACATTTTTATCCATCATCGGCGTTGCTCGATGTTCATAAATCTCAGCGATTGCCCCGACGAATCCCTCTTTAATAGTTACTCCATCTCTACGCTTAGTCATCGATAAACCGAGATACCAGTCCTCGATCTCCTCCATATGAGTCTCAGAGGTTGTCCGGCTTTCCTGTAGCTCATCGAGATCATCTTTGGGATACTCCCAGGTTGTCTCATGCAAAGTCTCGACTCGATGGACAGCCTCAGCGTAAAGCTGATCTCTATTCTTAGTAATCCAGTCAACGTCAGCCTGTTTAGTCAGCCGGACCGGTAGCCAGCGGCGGTTCCCGGTCTCATCTTTCAGATAGTCAGTATCGTTAGTCGTCATCGCAAATACACAACCTCTCTTTATAGTATCAACAGTCCTCCCATAAGGAGAGCGATATTGATCCTCGGTCTTAGTGATTAATGCTTTCACTTGCCTGACGCCGGCTCTACTTAAGATATCTCCCTCACTAAACTCGACGATCACGTTTTTCGCTAGTACTTGAAAAAAATCTTTATCGCTTGAGTACGTTGTCTCTACATGCCAAGGACTCCCGAGAGCGCGGAGAGCGGATGACTTTCGAGTCCCTTGACTACCCTCTAAGACTAGGACCTCGTCAAACTGACAGCCTGGATGGAGTACTCGCTTAATGCATCCTTTCATCCAGTTACTCCCGATAGCATCGTAAAGATCATCGGCCGGAGCGCCGAAAGCGGCATTTAACCAGGTTGCCAGCCGAGGCTTTTTATCCCAGACCAGACCTTTAAGATAATCTTTAGGGGGATTGATTATCTGATTACGAGAGATAGCGAGCATCGCACTCGTCACCATCTCTCGAGAGACTTTAGCAAAAGCCTGGTAATCACTTGATACCCATCTCTGGAGATTAAAGATGTCTCCGTCGCTCATATCATCCCAGACTCCCTGCTCACTGAGTACCTCAGTGGAATGACTAAACTCATTAAATCTCAGCTTACCTTTATACTCGTCGCTCTCGAGTAAGCGACAGATATTCTCCATTATTAATAACGGGTATTCATTTTTACCGCCAGACATTACATAGTCCGGAGCTCTTGGATCTTGTACCGGATCTAATCCCATAGCAATTAACTCCTCGTTGCTCTTTTTTATTTCCTCGCTGGAGGGGAGTTCGTTGTTTACTTCATTTGTCATAGCTATTCACAATATGTTTACAGAACATTACTCAGTATGATATCATGTAAAGCGATGACTACAAAATTAACAGGGGATAAGAAGCAAATCGAGCATCACGAGGCAGAGAAGCGGCGCGAGATTATCTGGAGCCTTAAGGCCCAGGGCCATAATAACGCGACTATCGGGCGTATTTTTAACATAACCAGAGTCCGAGTCGGAGTTATTGTAAAGGGGATACCAGGTAATTATAAATCGCCGTGGACCAAGAGAAAACAGTAGGGGTAGAGATAGAGGGAGTTCGCTACGAGATACCTAATTACACTCCGGAGCGACTACCTTTATCTCAAGCGGTAAACGTATTCGAGGAGAACATCATGGATATAAAGGAGTCGTGTCAGCTTAATATCTTACACATAATGAGAGACAATCCTAAGAGAATTCCGATCGGACACGATGATCTGGACTGGATACATGAGGGACTCCGGGAGCTGAGGATTAAGAAAGGCGTTGAGGGGTATCAAAAGACGCTTAAGCGGATCAGCTCCCGGGAGGAGGCGCGGCGTAACCCTCACCGCACCAGTATCACTGACGCGATGATTGAGACGGCTAGGGAGCATCCGATCAGTGATATGTATGACGGACACTTAAGAGGAGGCGAGGACCGGAGACAGTTTGGGATTTGTCCGTTTCACTCGGAGTCGACTGGATCATTCTGCATCCATCCCGATAACCGCTGGAGCTGCTTTGGAGCCTGTAGCGAGCACGGCGATTCGATCTCATTCTTTATAAAGATAAACGGACTGACTGGACCTGGAGCATTTATTCAAGCGGTTAAAGCATTACAGTAAATATGACAACATTAAAACAAGGCGACCTGATAAAAGACAAGAATGGAGAAACTTCTAAAGTGATTGAAGTGTTGGGACAGATTGTCTTTATTTCTTATTCAGATAACTTCAATTCTTGCTGGATTCACCAAACCGAAGAACAGTTAAAAAAACAAGGTTACACCTGGGACACACCAGCCTGGCAGCCTGAGATCGGTGAGCTTTATTGGGCTATTGTAATTGGTGACACAGGTAGAACAGCTCGGTATATTTGGGAAAACAGTTCCGTCGACAGAGCTCGCCGAGACTTCTTAGGGATCTACAAAAACCAAAAATTAGCCGAAGCAGCGTTATTAGAAATCAGACGTAAGTTGGGAAAGTAGTATGATGCCAATAATTACGACTTGCTACATTACGTATCTGTTTACTTTTTGCAGACTAGAGAATGATAGTATCTTTACCGCCTTTAGAAGTGAGGACAACGTGCTGACTACCTACATAGACGGGGAGTTATTTAACACGATTATTAACGGTAAAGTACAGTAAAATCTATGACCACAACACTAAGCGTCAAGGAATTAACCCCACTAGAAATCAAGCTGAACCTCCATCACGACCTAGAGCGACGGCGTAAATTAAAATTGATATGACTAAGATACCAAGCGTAAAGGAGAGGGTCAAGGAAATAAATATTTATCATCACGAGCTATTAAAGGGTAGATTATCTGCATTATTCTTGGATAAGAAGTATGCAGAAGCCCTCACCGCCGACCGCACCGCCCTACTGACCGAGCTTAGGGATAGTGGACTATTGGAGGAGAAGGTAGACAAATTTAATCACGTAGGTTCAGACCCAGACAAAATACATAAAACAGGGATAACGTATGGCCACAACACCCTAGCCAGAGCAATCAAAGCCCACCTTGACG